ACCAGCGGATGGTCAGTAGCGCAGAGCACTTTACCATCGCCGTAGGTGGGGCCACCGGTGAACGCGTTGTTCAGCACGGCAGCAGCCTTGACTTGCTTGGTGTAAGCCATAGCACGGGCCAGAGACTTGGTGTAACGGCTGGAGAGACTGTCGTACAGGTTATCTTCAACCGCTTCCTCGGTGATCGAGAAGCCCAGAGCAATGGTTTCGTGGGTGTAGCGGGCGGTGAAAGCCTCTTGCGCGTTATCGTAAGCGATAGACGCACCTTCAGCCTTGACCGGCGCAGCACCAAAACCAGACAGCTTGGTTTCTTCTTCAAACGAACGATCCGAGGTTTCGGTCTCGAAGATTTCCTTATGCTCTTCGCCGTAACGCTTGTACTCCATACCAAACAGCGCATTAAGGCCGGGCAGGAGTTCCTTCAGTAGTTGTGCACGAGAAATAGCCATGATTTATCTCCTTACAGGCCGACGTTGTTCAGATACGAGTGCGCCGACGGGTTGAACTTGACGAACACGTCAGTGTAAGCGTCACCCGGGGTGCTAGCAAAGCCAACGATACGGAACGCAGCGGCAGCGGTTTGAACGGTAGCGTCCAGAGCCGAAGTCGAATTGCCGGTAGTGGTCGAGCCGGTGCTGGTGCTTTGCACGGCAGCGAAGAAGGTGTTGGTACCCAGAACGGTCTGAGCGCCGGAACCATCAAGCTGGCCTTGGAAAACAACCATCGGGTCAGTGACGACGTAAGCCTTGACGACGCCGGTGGTGTTCGCCGGGTAGTATTGGCTATAGATCACTTGACCTTGGGCGTTGACAAACTCACAGCCGACGAACACGCCGAGAGCACCAACGGTGTTGCCACCGAGGTTATTGGAACCCACATCTGCACCGGTAGCGGTGGACAGAATAAGGTAACCAGCGTCATTCAACGCCACAACCGAACCATTGAAAATGTTGGTGTTGTACCCAGCCGGGTTAATCAGGAACGAGTCCGTCGCGCCAGCGTAGGGCATACCATCAACGCGCTTAACGGGTTTCAGCCCGTAGGGAGCAGCAGAAGTTGCCATATCAATCTCCTAAATTAAAAAAGTTGACTCACTCAAGAGCCACGACCAAACGAGACCGTTGATTTTGCCTCTTTGAACAGGGGCATACGCGGGTCATTTTCACGCATCAGGGCTGAGTCTACAGAATCCATCTGTGCTTGCGTGTGCTGTTGGTAGTAAGCGTTACGAGCCAATACCATTTCAGTCGGCATTTTACAGAGGATAAGGCCACCCACTTCAACCTGTCCGGAGTTCTTGGCGTCCTTGTCAACAGACAAAGCCAGTTCCGGATGATCTTCGAGTCGGCAGGGTTCCCAGCCTTCGCGGAAGCTACGCGACATGTTCGTCGGATCGGATTGACCCATCATGGATTTCCGAATCCAGCGGAACTCATACCCCTCTTGGGGGTTTGGCGCGGGCAACAAATCAGCCGGTTGCCACAGCTTCTTGCGCGAAGTTGCTTCGCGGGTTTGCAAGTCACGAATCTCACGAGCCATTTTACATCTCCTGTTGTTTAACAAGTTCACGGGCATACGCTTCCGGGGTGATCCCCAGTCGCTTAGCGAGAGCGACCTGCGTTTGAGTAAGCACTACTTTTTTACCTTTAGGAGATCGTCCTACCGGCGCGACAACAGTAGAGGATTGCCGCCGCTTAACCCCGAGTTTGTCGGGGAATACATCTCGCATGCGAGCGTCGATGCGCTCGTAGTAATCGTCAGTGTTGGGGCTGACGCCACCCTTCACCAACTTTTGATGTACCCCCAGCGCAAAGCTGGTCATCTCATCATCTTGTCCAAACCACTTATTACGCTCACCCCACTCCAAAGCGCGGGAGTCCGGTTCGGGTGGCGTATAAGCCGGTTCGGCTTGTTGCTGACTATATACTTGGTTCTGTTGCGGTTGTAAAGTATTATTTAAGTATTGAGGCGTATAGCTCGTGATCTTGTCGTACTCAAGCGTCAAAAGATTCAACGCATGCTGAGCTTCAACCATCTTCTCAGAATCACCCGCTTCATAGGCTTCGCGGTAATTGCGCTTGGCTTGATCCAACTGCAACGACGCACGCTGTTTAGCCTGATCCACGGCCCACGCTTCACCCTGCTGAAGCCGCTGCAAGTACGCTTGACGCTCGTTGTAAGCCATCTGCGCAATACGAACTGCTTCTTCCCGCTCACGCAACGCCGACTCTTTAGCCCGGCGCTCATCGTGCCACGCCTTACGCATCTGGTCGATGCGCTGCTTTACCTTGACAGAGTATTCCTCGACATCCGAGTCTTCCTCAAGGTCTTTCTTCACTTCATCCGGCAAGGGCTTACGACCTCTGTCCTCATCCGGAGTATCGTCTACAACTTCGACTTCCACGACATCCTGCGCAACAGGTACTTCTTTTTCTGCTGGGGCGTCGTCCGACAAATCCAGTTCACTTTCAAATGATTCGATAGCCATGATTCACCTCACACGCGAGAATAGCCACGGGGATCAGTCACAACCCCCTCGATAGTGTCGTCATTGATCAGACGATACTCAGTCCCGTACAGCTTGAACCGGGTGCCCGAATACGCGCGGATAATGACGTAATCACCTTCTTTACACCACGGACCTGCGGAGAACTTGTCCTTGTCCTTATAGGCTTCAGAACCCAGCTCCAACACCAGACCGATTACGGTGGCGATCTCTTCTTGTTTGCGGACGACATCGGCTTTAACGATGCCACTCTCATACGTGTCCTCTGCTTTAGGCAGAGCGATGAGAATTTTATACCCGCAAGGGCGGGGCAAACCGGCTTCAATTTCAGCGTCGGTTGCAGTCTTTTCGACTGTAGACATGATTACTCCTTGTTAAGCGCGTCCATAAGGTCGTTGATTTCACGTTCTACATAAGCCAGCCCGTGAACAATGCCCGTCAGATGACGGTACTCCTCAAAGGAAGCGGCACCGTTAGTCACCAGAACATCAGCGACACGAGCCTCTTCTTCTTTGATCCGTTTGCGTAGGTGATCTACGAATGAGTGAAGCATGCGTTACCCCTTGGTGGGAGTCGATTGACTGGCCTGCGCCAGCGATTGTTGAGTCATCTGGATGCCAGCCTTCAGCCCCTCGATTTTCTCTTTGGCGGACGTTTTGACGTTCTCCGCCGCCAGCTTAGCCCCGATCTGCGCACCCTGTGTACGTTCAGTTGACTGCGTCCGTTCACGGTCGAGTTTGAGGCGTTCCTGCTCGATGGCAAAATCCATCTGATCTTTCTGCTGTTTGCGCTGCTGCTCCTGCGCTTTAAGCTGAAGCTCCTGCATCTGAATCTGGAGCACCGGGTCTTGCGCTTGCTGCTGCGCCTGTTGCTGCTGCGCCATAGCCTGACTGTTCTGCAACACCTTCTCGGCGGCTTGGGCGATCAGACGCGACAGATCAACCTCGATGTCCTCCGGCAGCGGGTCTTCCAGCGGCGGGAGCGGTACACCCAACTGCTGCTCGATCTTGTTACGGTATGCGAACGCCATGTGCTCAGCGAGGTGCGCCATCCCTGCGGCGGCTTTAGCCTGCGCCTGCGGGTCTTTCGACATCATCTGCTGAACCATCGGGTCATTCATCAGCGACATGTGCGTGGCGATGTGCGCCTCATGGTCTTGGTACGCGAACGCTTTAACCGGCTCGCCCTTGAGCATGCCCATGTTCTCAGTAACCGGGTCTTGCGGCCTCATGTCGTCTTTACTGGGCACCAGCTTGTCTGCGTTACGAACACCCAACGCTTCAACCATCTGACGATGGAGTAACGGCAGGTCGTAGAGCTGCGGAGCCGCTTGAGATAGCTGGAGCACCGCTTGGTACTGCGCAATACGCTGAGACATCGTGGACGCGTTGGGGTCAGACACCGGGATAATCTCAACGATGTCGTAGTCCACCTGCTTGGCTTTAGCCCCTTCGGGGGCGTCAGCATCGTACGAATACTCCGCCGGCGCATGCTCACGCACCAGCTCCTTGATGATTTTGAACTCCTGCTTCATCGCCGCGTGGACGCGAGCCTGAATCGCCGACATCGTTTTAAGCGTACGCTCCAGCACGGCCAGCGTAGACCCGACCGGCGCGTTAGGCTGCATATCCGCTACGTTAACGTCCGCCACAGCGGCGAACCGACGACCCTCCGCTACGATGTTCTCAAGCAGTTGGTACAGCACCATCGACGGCTCTTTATACGGCAACGGCATGATGTTGTCCCGGATGGAGCCGCTCGGCACATCCACATCACGGTACTCACCCGGGCTGATCGGGGTGTCATCCCCCTTGATACGAAGCCCACGAGACTTCAGACCGCCGGGCAGGTTACTGAGCGTACCGGCATCGACCAACTGACGCAGCAACGAGGTCGCGCCCTTGGCGAACCCACCAACGAGGTGGATCAGACCGAAGTCATAGAAGCCAAAGCCGGGGATGTAGCTGTACTTGCTGAAGTGCACGCGCTTGACCTTATCCGGGTCTTCTTCACGCCAGTTACGGTAGATCGCCAAAATCTTACTGGTGCCCTTGTCCATGTGGACGACATACGGCACTGCGATACCGGTCTGCTCACCGTCTTTGTCCGTGTCTTCAAACCCGTCAATATCCAGATCGACGTGATACTCAAGGATGGTGTAGCGGTCGTCTTTGGCCGCGTCCATGCCCGAATACTCGTCCTTACGCTTGCGGATGTCACTGACATCTTGCGTCGGCTCACCCAGATCAACATCGCGGTAGAACCCGGCCACCTGAAGTTTACGCACCTCGTTCTTGGTCTTTTTCATCCGGTGCGCGTACCGTGCAGCAGAGAACAGATCGGTCGAACCGTAAGACACTATGAAGTCTTCAGCCGGGATAAACAACGCAACCGGACGCTGTAACGAGGGGTCGTAATAGACTTTCTTCAGCGCACAACCCGCAATCGGCAGGTTCCACAGCAGGCGCTCATGCTCCGGACGGTAGTCATTCATCTTCTCCGTCAGGTAATAGTTCATGTCGTCACGTACGCGGTCAGCCGCCCGCTCTTTGTCTTTAGTCACTTTACCGATGATCTTGGCCTTGACCGGGCCAGACGCCGGGAACGTCTCCACGATGGTCTCAGACTGGAACCGCACAACTGCTTCAGCAAGGATCGGGTGGGTTACCCCACATGCTCCGTCCCACGGCTCCGTCCGGTCTTCAATCTTCAGACCCAGCAAGTCGAGACCGTTCTGGTAGGTATCTTCCCAGTCCTTGCGCGAACTCAGGTCAGTCTCATAGAAATCCTGCAACTCCTGAGAAATCCCGCTCAGCACCGAGTCATCAAGAAACTCAGCCAAGTTAGCCGTAAAATCTTCTACCGTAGGCTCACGCGGCTCGATCTCAATCTCGAACCCATCGATGCCAATGCTCACCGAATCCGGGTTTTCAATCTCGATTTCAATAGCGGGTTCATCCATCAGCGCCGCTTCGTCTAGGCCCATAGGGGCTTGGTAGAGACCTTTGTCAATCATTTGTCAGTCCTCAGTAGTAGGCCGCGCGGCGCGGCATAAAGTCGTCATTGTTCCAACGGTCTCCGGGCAAACGGATAAACCCGCCAGTGCGGAACCGCATCAATGCGTAGACAGTGCTATCGACCAAATCGTCGTTCGGCATCGCAGGGAAACCACACACTTCGTCTACAACTTCCTCAGCCCATCGTCTGCCCGCAGGATACCACACTAAGCCAGAGGCGAATATGTCGGCAACCGAGTTAAGCCGCGCGGTTTTATCACCCGACCCCCGGTGAGGCGTGAACTCTTGCACGGGGATACCCGCCGCTCGCATCTCTTGGTACAACGCCGTACCCGCCGATTTCTTCTCCACCACGAACCAGTCCGGTTGCCATTCTTCGTACTCTTCGTACGCTCGCTGCTTCAGCGTCGGGAACTCCCACCGCTCCTTAAGGGCGTTGAGCAGAATAACGTGGCTCTGCGGGTACCCGTCCGGCCCGTCCATAGTAAACACCCCCCACGTCGTCAACGCCGTGAAGTCCGCCCGGTTGTTTTTCTCGGCAGCCGCGTCAAGCGACATGATGATGTAGTCACATGAGGGTGGGTCGTCCTGTTCCCACGGCTGCCACCACTCTTTCTTGATAATGCTGGCCTCTGCCGCAGTCGGGTGCTGCATATACTGAGCGTTCCACTGGAACGGCGGCATCGAGGCTTTAGTGCGCAGGAGGGACTCCAGCGTCCACTGTTCCGGCCACAGCGAGCGTTGGTCTTCCTCGCCCACGTTAAGAATCGCCGGGAATTCCACGACTTCCCACTGATCTGCTTCGGGATTACGCACCATATCCTGCACAACCCGCCCCGTCAGGTCCGAGGTAGCCCATCGAGTCATGACCAAGGCTACGCGGCCCTCTGGCATCAGTCGAGTCCGCAGGCCGTAGGTGTACCAGTCGTAGGCTTTATCAAAAACGTCGTAGTTACCGTTCAAAACGTCTTGTTCGTTGTGCGGATCGTCCAGCACAATCAAATCACCGCCTCGGCCAGCCAGTGCACCACCGACGCCAACGGCGTAGTATTCCCCACCTTTGTTCGTATTCCACCGGCCCGCCGATTTAGAGTCGGCAGCGAGGCTGACTTCCGGAAAAACGGTCTTATACTCGTCCGAATCGACCAAGTTACGCACTTTACGACCGAAATCGACCGCCAAATCGGCAGTGTGCGAGACCATCATAATCTTTTTGTCGGGGTAATTGCCGATAAACCACGCAGGGAAGTAGATTGACGTGAGCTGGGACTTACCAAAGCGCGGTGCGATGTTCACAGCGATGCGATCTTTCTCGCCACGGGCCATACTTTCCAGCAATTTGGCCAATCGACGGTGATGGGCACCGATTTTGTAGTTTTTATCGACGTGAACGACGAAATCAAGCAGGGAATCACGACGTTTTTGCGCATTTCTGCGCTCCGTCAGATTCTTTATGTTCTCTACGAGGGTGGTTTTGCGTGAAGTCGGCAGTTTATGGGCGTTTTTCAGCACATACCGAATCTGATCCGCCGTTAAGTTGTTCAGATCGAGGTCATCCGGGTCAACCACGGGGAGTTTAGAGGCTGTCAATCGCGTCATCGATGTCGTCTGGCGTGGGTTCAGTGAACTCTACTTCTTCAAAGTCCGTCACGTCCGTAATATCTTCGGGGTTAAGCAGAATAACCAGCGACTCCTTAAGCTCTTTTTCAAGCTCGGCATCCGTCCTGCGCGTCACCGTGATTTCTTTACGCTCGGTAAACAACCCAACGTCGGTGATCTTGCCCAGCATCTCCAAAGCACGCAGCCGATTCTTCGGATCGGGGTCGTTACTCTCTTCAATCAGCCGGTTCGTCACGTAGGTACGCAAGAGCACGGCGTCATGCACGATCTGATAGTCGTACTCAGACAGCAACGCTTCGAGCTTTATGATCAGGCCCGGCTTCGTTCGCTCGTAGGTGGTGGGCATCCGCCCGTCCATAATCATCTGCTGTGCAGCCACTTCGTCCTCATCCGTGATGGTTATGTCCGCGCCTAGCTGCATCTGGGCAATCGCAGTCATGGCAGCAATGTGAATACGCTCCCGCTCGGAAAGTGGCGGAAGGGGCTGGACAGGCGCGCGCTCAATAATAGGCGTTAACACTGTAGGTTGCTTCGTCATGCGCCTAACATATATAAAAAATTAGGGGAATGCAAGTGTATGGTACCAAAATAAAAAGGGGTGTGGGGGTGTTGTTGTACACACGGGTAAACACGTCGAGGAGGTGGGGGGTCTATTTTTTTGTGGTGTACGGGTCAAGAAGATTATAAAGGATTAGGTAGTGTACGGGTCAAGAAGGTTATACATATAAGATACTTAAGGGATTAGGTGGTGTACGGGTCAAGAAGGTTATACATATAAGATACTTAAGGGATTAGGTAGTGTACGGGTCAAGAAGGTTATACATATAAGATACTTAAGGGATTAGGTGGTCAAGGGTGCGGAATAGCATGTATACGGGCGGAGAGGCTCATTCATTTTTTGGGGGGGTGG